CACAGGCCGCGCAGGAAGCCATGCAGGCCATTCAGGAGGACGCAGCCCGCACCCCGTTTGACGTGGCGTCTCTGACGCAGGCAAATCAGCTGCTCATCAGCGCGGGCGAAAACGCCGCGTATTCCCGCAAGGTCATCAATGCACTGGGCGATGCCGTTTCTGCCACTGGCGGCGGTAACGCCGAACTATCCCGCATGGCTGCAAACCTGCAGCAGATCGCAAACGTGGGCAAGGCTGCAACGATAGACATCAAGCAGTTTGCCTATGCGGGCATCAATATCTACCAGATTTTGGCAGACTACACCGGCAAATCGGTGCAGGAAGTCCAGAAGATGACCATCAGCTACGACCTTCTTTCGCAGGCGCTTATAGCCGCCAGCGAGGAGGGCGGGCGTTACTATAACGCCATGGACACCCAGAGCCAGACCATGAACGGGCGTATATCCACCCTGAAGGATAACGTCAGCCAGCTGGCCGGACTTATGACCGGCGACCTTTCCTCCGGCATCGGCGTTGTAATAGGCCACCTGAACGACATGGTTGTCGCAGCACAGGAAGCCTACAAAGAGGACGGCTGGAAGGGTCTCGGGAACGCAATTCTTGAGCTGGATAATCCAATCAGTGCCATCATCAAAAAGTTTGGGCAGCTTGGCAGCGCGGCTGTTAGTGCACTGGATAAGGCAAGCTACTATCTTAACAAGGCACTTGGAAAAAATGCTTACGCAGGGTACGACAACTACGACGACTACAAGTCAGACAAGCAAAAGCAAAGCAACAGGGACCGGCTACGGCAGAATGCTCTTTCCGGCAAAAGCGTAAGCAACAAAAGTTGGTCTGAGCGTCAGGCAGAAGCAGCGGCCGCGAGTGGAAGCGGCGGCAGCTCCATCGTTACAAGTCCTTCCAGTTCCTCCGGCAAGAGCACCGGCGCAAAATCCAAAACCGAAACCGTCATAGCGTCCGTGACGCACACCGCAACCACCACCGCACAGAACGCGCTGGGCGCTGTGACAACGAGCGTTGAGACACTGCAGGAGAAGGTCAAGGACGCAGCGGGCAAAATCAAAGACCGCGTGACCGAGACCACTACCGAGACCGGTAAAGAGATGGTCAACGGCGTTGCTACCACCTATACGCTTGTGACCAAGAAAGTTACGGACACGAACGGCAAGATAAGCACCACGACCAAGAAGGTCTACGCCGATATGTCCAAGACCCTGCTTGGCACCCTGACCACCATTGCGGAAAAGACCTTCAACGGCATCACCACCACCACGCAGCAGGCCGTGGAGACCTACGCGGACGGAAGCCAGCACATCAAGACAACTGCCACCGAGACCGGCGAGCGCATCGTGGACGGCGTGCGGCAGACCTACACCAAGATCATCAGCTACGTTGACGGCGTGCAGGACAAGGTGACAGAGACCGCGCAGAACATCGACAAGAGCATCAAGGCGACCCAAAAGCGCATTGAGGAGAATCTGAGCAAGGCACAGCAGCAGTTCAACAGCGGGATCTTCAAACTGGGTAAAAACCTGTACACCGACCTCAAAAATCAGGACTTGGCGGCGCTTGGTCTGGATATCGTCAACATGATGTGGGGCGAGGTGTCACAGGAGCAGCGCGAAGTCCTGTCCGACTGGGCAAACAAGGCGCTGGAAGCCATCAACGAGGCGTATTCCGGCGGCGGTCTGAGCGAGGCGTTCAACGCTTTTAAGCAGATCATGTCCAACGGCATCAAAGCAGATGCAAACGGCGTCACAACGGACGTTAAGGGCTTGAGCAAAGTGTTTCAGGATCTGGGCATCAATGTTTCCGACGTTGGCAGCAAGATCATGGGCGTGCTGAACACCATTGGCTCCGGCATGGGCAGCTTTGCCCTCAACGCGGGCACGGATATTGCAAACCTTGCCGGGAGCATGGGCAGTCTGGGCACAATCGCAGAGGGCGTAGGCGGGCTGATTGCAAAGGTGGGCAGCCTGATTATCTCGAACCCGGAAGTTGCCGCGATCATCGCCATTGTGGCGGGCGTGGCGGCGCTGGGCGTTGCGATTTTTGCGAAGTTCGGCAAGGGCAAGAGCAGCGGCACTACCAGCACGCAAAAAGCACCATCCTACAAGGACATTCAGGACGCCTACTGGTACGGTAACGAGCGTGCCTTTGCGGGCTACGATTACCGCACCGATCCCTACGTCATGAACCCGGACAACAATGCCATGCTGGCATATCAGTCCAAAATGCAGGCGCAGATGGAGCGGCTCTACGGTGTGGTTGAGAAATATCTGCCGGAAGCCGGAAACAGCGTGATCGCGCTTGACGGCGAGCAGGTAGGACGCATTATCACCCCAAGCGTAAACAGAAGCCTGGGAGACCTTACAGTGCTGAGCGAACGAGGAAACTGATATGTACGAGATCTACGCATACCCCTACGGCAACCCGGATGCAAAGCTGCTGCTTTATCGTCCCAACGACCCGCAGGCGCTGGTGCTGTCCCCCAAGCTGACCCGCGAGGTCAGCAAGGGCGGCAGCCTTGTTTTTACCATGACGCGGGATCATGCACAGTACGATATGCTGCAAAAGCTGAGCACGGTAGTGCAGGTGCGGCGGGATGGCAAAGAAATCTGGCGTGGACGGGTACTGAAGCATGAAGCCGATTTTTACAACCGGCGGGTGGTGTACTGCGAGGGTGCGCTGAGCTATTTCAACGATAGCAGTATCACCCCCTTTAACTACAAGGGCACGCTGCGCCAGTTTTTGCAGCACCTGATCGACGCACACAACGATCAGGTGAAAAGCAAGATGAAATGCTTCCAGCTTGGCACCGTGACGGCGGCGCTGGGCAACCTTGTGGTGCAGTTCGGCGATGCCGACCAATACGGCGTTGGCGAGGACTACGGCAAAGTGTGGGACATTCTGGACAAGCTGGTGCTCAAGGTGTTCGGCGGTTACTTCTACTGCGGCTTTGACGCGGCTACCGGCTACAACGTGCTGAACTATTGCGATCAGGCAGTGGAAGCCAAGCGGCAGACCGCCCAGAAAATCGAGTACGGACGCAATCTGCTCAACCTGAGCGAAACCACAGACGCCACCGACCTTTATACCCGCATCTATCCTATCGGCAACAAGCACACAGTGGACACCTCCAAGTGGTACTACAAGCTCATGTGGTGGCGGGACCCCTCCAAGGATAAGCACGAAGAGCGTTGGGGCATCATGGAAGCAGATGCCGCTACCGTTGCGCAGTATCTGCCTGCATCGGGCTACTCTTACAACTTGGAAGAGGGCTGGATCCAGAACGACACCGCGGTGCAGAAGTTTGGCATCATTACCCGCATCGTGGAACTTGACACCGACAGCGCAAACGACACCTTTGCAGCCGGTGTGCAGGCATTGCAGCAGAACTACGCTATGAAGACCAGCTACGTCATCCGGGCGGTGGATCTCGTAGACGCAGGCTACGATACAGACCGGCTGGATTTTTCCATGTACTCCCATATTATCAGCAAGCCGCACAGTGTGGATGCCGTCATGCTCTGTACCAAGCTGGTGGAACCGCTGGAAAAGCCTGCGCAGAAAGAGTTCACATTTGGCATGACCCGCCGCACCCTGACAGACCGTCAGGTGGCCAATATGGGCACGACAAATCTGCTGGTGGAAAGCGCTTACACCTCCGAAAAATACCATCAGGATATGCTGAAACGGCTGTTTGCCGCCTCCGAACAGGCAAAAAAGGATTCCGATGAAGCCGCCAAGACCGCCACAAACTTTTTGGAGTACACCCCGCAAAACGGCCTCATTGTCCGGCACGATTCTCTGCCCGGCAAGCAAGTGCAGATCCTGAACGATGGCATCCGGGTCATGGATGGCAGCAGCATGGTCAATATCCAGGCCAACGCCATCTCCATCACGGACGGCATGGGCAGCTGTTCCATCAATAGCGGTTCAATTATTTTCAACGGCATTCGCAACAGTAAAATTTTTGAATGGCCTTATCAAAAGGATTCTCATGGCAACCGAATAGGAGAATTTACTGCACAAACAACAAAAATCGACCTTTCTTCCTACTCGTCTGTAATGCTGGTCTATGACACGCATAAAGGCGGAACATGGTTTGCAAGTGGAGGCAGTGCTGGTAGACTTACGGTCGTTCTTCCTGTTAATGGGCAAACGTACTCTTATGCTTATCCGTGGAATACCGTCCATTGGAGAACCGTCAAAGTGAGCGACACGGGAATAACGTTTGGTAGCGGAAACGAAAGAACATCCGACTATAAAAATAACGTTATAACTGGCGTGATACATTTGGAAGTTCCTATTACTGATGGTGTTACGAAAAACGATGAGGTTTGCCGCCCGTTGGAACTATACGGTTTTATGTGAGGAGAACTATGAAACACTTTAAATTCAAGTGTAAGGTCTGCTCTGATGGGCGGCTGTATGCAGGCGGCTGGTGCCACGAAAGCGTCATTCCGAACCCGCTGCCGCCCGACGAGATCCTTCTGGACGATCTGTCCGGTATCACGCATGGGTTCTACACAGATTATCTCTGGGACGGCGAAAATCTGATTTATCATCCGCCTGAACCATCTGCTGAGCCTGCCCCGGCAGTACAGACTTCCGATGACGGAACCGAGGTGACCTACACATGAGAGACTATGCCGCACTGGAAGCGCTCGCCGCCCAAAACCCCCGCATGAACGATATGCGCATCACAACGCCAAAGGGCACACTCTCCATGCGTTCGGACTTTGGGCTGTGGCTCAAGCGCGGCTCTCCGCAGATCGGCAAGCCCGAAACCGATTCTATGCTTGTTGAGGTGCCCGGCGCAGATTTTCTGCTGGATCTGACCCGCTCGGTGGATGGCAGCGTACACTACAAAAAGCGGAATATCTCGATGGATTTTGTCTGCGACCGGCCTAAAACACAATGGGCATATATCCGGTCTAGACTGGAAGCGTTGCTGCAGGGGCAGTGGCTGCACTTCTATTTTGTCCGGGACGGCGAGGTCTGGGCTGGGCAGCTGGACGTAGAGATGACCCCCGGCGAGTACAAGACTTCCGTGAAAATCACAGCAACCTGTGACCCATGGCCAAAGGAGCGCTACTTTGTTTTGGGCGTTTCCAAGCTTGGCACAGACAAGATTGCATAAGGAGGCAGTATGGGCTATCAAAAACAGAATTTTGTAGACTGTCAGGTTCTGAACAGCGCGCAGCTGAACCACATCGAGGACGGCATTGTGG